TAACATCCTGTACGGAGGATGGGAGGCCGGTGACAGCTGCGAAGTCGTCAGTGAGGTTCGCCAGCTCCGTGGGTTCCTTGCGGTAGGTCACAAAGATCTGTCTGCCCGGAACGATGTCATCCCCGATGAACAAGGCTTTTCCAGTAGCACCCAACTCGCCTGTGGCGATGTTGGCCTGTCCTACGAATCTCCAGTGCTGCGCAAAGCGCCAGACATGTGAAGGTCCGATAAGCTGGTGCTGGACCGAGATGACTTCCTCAACATCAGCAGGAAGACTGTACTCGTAGACCACAGAGATCTTGGGAACGGAAGTCGTTCCCACTGCCCACAACTGAGGATAGACACTCCGAAGAGTGTCGTTGATGGCTTCGATGATTCTCACCGTTGGCCAGATGGGATTGTTCTCCATACGGGCATTGGCGAGATGAGATGCGGCGGTGCTCCCAGCCCAGCCACGGCCGAAGGGTGCGATAGTCACAGTGTTGGTGCTCTGGTTCACAGAGTTGACATACATAAGCTCTTGGCCGTCCACCTCAATCTCGCCACGAGAGACCTGTGCAGCATCCGCTACAGAGAACACAGTGTCAGAAGCGTTGACATTGGCTGTCAGGTAGGTGAACTGCTGTTGGTTCTGAGAGAAGCCAGCTACTTCCTGACGAATGCGAGTGACGAGATCTGAGAGGGTCGACATAGGAGACCTTACACTAGGCGTGTGGCAACGAGAGTGGCCTTGTAGATGGACCCGGCAGAGCCGTTGACAGCACCGACATTGACCGTGAGGTTCACAGAACCTCCCGGATTGACATAGAAGGTATAGACCTGAGACTGCGTGTTGGCCGCATTGACTGCGGGAATGGTGGCAATCGTGGTGGCACCAGCCTTCAACACGAAGTTATCCACGGTGGTAACTTCAGCAGTGGCACCAAAACCAACCGTGACCTTGACTTCATAGTAGAAGTCGAACACAGCAAGCGTGGCGATAGCTGCGCCAGCAGTCGGAGCGGCACCAGTTGTGCCGCTGTTGGAGATGCTCGCATAGCGATTGGAGGTCTGTGCGTCAACTACAGCACCCTGCTGGCTTACCTTGACGTTTCCGTTGCCATCCACAGGGTTGGTGATGGTGACATTCTCAGCAGGGCTGACACCGCCAGCGGTGACCTGAATGGGAGTCTGCGAGACCACTGCGTAGACGTTGACAGTAGGAGAGGTTCCTCCACTTACAGCCGTGCAACGAGCACGGAGACTGGTGAAAGGGATGGCTCCGGTAGCGTACTCGGTTTCTCCCGCGACGTTGGAGCAGGTGGCCAGAGTGGTCCAAGTCTGGCCGTCAAGAGTTCCCTCAAGGAGGATGGTGAAAGATGCTGGTGAACCAGTGACAATGGTGGTTACAGAGGCGTAGTTCATTCCCACCCCGCAGTTCCAGGCAAAGACGTTGAGAACGCCTGTTGCAAGAGAAACTACGCCGGTAGAAAAGACTTCGTTGGACTGGACACTTGTGGTTGTATTGCTAGGCACGAGCTGTCTCCCTGATCAACTGCATGTCCCCCGACTTGTCTATCTCTGAAGTGATCTTAGCTACCGCTTCATTCGAAACGGCATCATAGCCACCAGAGCCATTCGGCGCAACTTGGAAGTCGCGGCCGTAGGCCATACCATTCTCTGCGGACATTCGCTCGGCGAACTTGAGCTTAGCCATTCCGGTACCGTCAGGCTGTATTCCCTGTGATCGTAGCTCACGGTAGAGGCTTAGTTCCCGTTCATGCAGATTGTCTTTAGTTTTATCGGAGCCGTAGGCACTGCGGGCAAAGCCCACCATCTGACGCTTGGAGCGTATGCACTCCCCGTAGGACCTGTGGTCCTGTGTGGGGCAACCTGTGGAACAAGCCATTAGTCAAACGCACCCATGGTCTGGCGGGGAGCCCAACCAGCGGGATCAGTCTCCGAGTAGCCCGGATCAGCCCACTCACATTCAACACTGTAAATGTGGTTCTCCAGAACCTTGCGCTCATCAAGATTCGAGATGGTGTTCAAGCCGCCCATGTAGCCGTCATGGTTGCACATGTAATTGGCCTGGTGCTCAACGGTCTCGTTGTCCTTGCCAGGATCAGCACCACGAGTGGTGCCCATAGCACGAGACTTCTGAGAGGGGTTGTAAGAGAAGTGATACTCCGTGAAGGTTCCGCCATCCTTCTGGAGCTTCATCTTGGACATGCCCGCACTATCCGTGTGAGTCGGAGTCTGATCGGCTCCGATGCCGAAGCGAGGGGTTCCTGGGGTTCCAGCCATTTTAGTAAACTCCTGATCCCTGCGGGCCAGGACCCTGATACGGAATCGACTGGCTGCCGGGGTTTGGTCCGGGACCCATACGGGTCATGTCCTTGCCAGCCGTAGCTGGCTTCTTCCCCTTGGTAGGCGGGGAGGTGGTTCTCTTGGGAGACTTCTTAGCAGTGGTCTTCTTCACTGCTGGGACAGCCTTGCGCACCTGCGTGATCTGCTTGGCAGACTTGACAGGCTTCTTCTTATTAGCAGCCACTACGACACCGCCTGAAACTCTCCCCCAACTCCAGAGTTGAGGATGTTGGTCCGATCAGCAGAACTGATCGGTTGGTTGTTCACGAACACTTGAGTGGCAGCAGCAATCTGATCCGTAGACTGGTAGCGCTGAGCACTGAAGGTGCCACCGTTGTTCAACACAGTGAAGTATCTGTTGAGCTTGTATCGATACATCAGCCGGTTGTCTCCCATCGGACCCTCTTCAATATAGGGCGCGTTGTAGAGCTGAGGAAGGTTGTCACTTACTGTGACAGCCTGAACCATAGGAGACATAGCAGAAGAGATAGTGAATGACGGCCGGTAGAGTGCCGGACTGTTCACCCTCTGGAAGACGCTCAGAGACAGCCCAGAGCCCGCAGCAAGAGTTACTGCCTGTACGAGTACCGAGAGGCTGTCTGTGTCACTCCACGAGGCTGTGGAGCCTGTGGCTCCCACCGCATGAAGGGCCGTGGAACTGAACATCTTCAGCGGTGAAGCCGCTATGCTCGTTACCAAGTCCTGCGCTGATCCATATCCGTTGTGCTCCAGTATCGCAGTGGAGCTGGCTCCGTTGAAGACAACAGCAACAACCACAGCATTTGCACTGGGGAGGTCCTTGTCTCCGATTCCAAGAGTTGGGGCTGGAACGAAGGTGAAGGATGCGGAGCTTCCGCTGTCGGAAGCGTTCCAGGTGTGATACCATCCTGTGAGGGTGGAGCTGTCAGGGGCTCGAATTCCTTCGAGCTTGAACCAGGGGTTGGGAGTTGCTGTGAATTCACTTGCCCACCCTGGCTGATGAGTAATGATCTCGTTGTCCACGAGAAGGAAGACCACAACCAAGTCCCCCACCGCTGGGTTGCCACCTAGTGGTACAGAGATTGAGGTTGCCGCTGTAGCTGTCGCAGTAGCGGAGAACTTGATTGATGGCATGGCTTGACACAGTCCTACGGTAGATGCTACTATAGATACATGGAAGAGAAACTGTGCCGCCGATGCGGAGAGACCAAGCCCCTGTCAGAGTTCCACAAGGACAAGCAGGCCAAAGACGGACACTACGGATATTGTAAGGGGTGTAACAAGACCAAGGCCAGGGCCTGGTATGAGAAAGACCCTGAGCACGCCAAGGCGCTAATGAAGCAGCGCCGCATAGATAAGCCGGAAGACTACCACCGTAGAAATCTACTTAGCAAGTATGGGCTTACGATGGAGCAGTATGCCAAACTGCTGGAGCAGCAGGGTGGCGTGTGTGCAATTTGCAAGGGAGAGGAGACACGAGCAGCCCCGGTAAATCTGGCCGTTGATCATGATCACGAGACTGGGGAAGTCCGTGGCTTGCTCTGCTCCAATTGCAACCGCGCCCTCGGCCTGTTCAAAGACAGTGCTGAGAACCTGGAGAAGGCCGCTCGCTACCTAGAGAGTTATCTCTAGGTAGCCAAGGGATCACGTCGTGTGAATGCTCGACGTGGTCCTCACCTGGTAGAGTGCTGCTTGCCGATATACCGACCAGCCAGCAACGCCGTACCAGCCGATCGGACGAGCCCTCATCAGCTTGTCAACCACGGGGCCGATGACCACGTGGAAGTCCTCAGCACAAGCCTCAGCAAGTGCCTGCTGCCCTGCGAACAGGGTGGTGAAGACACGAGTGGAGCCGGAGCCAGAGGTGTCGTTGAAGGCGCGAGGCGTCTCAACGAAGTAAGCACCCTCATAAGCGCCGATCTCGCCAGCCCAGATGGAGCCCGGAGCGGAGTAGACGTGCGGAGCACGCCACCCGGCAATAGAGCCGGACTCGGAGCGCAGGTCGTAGGAGACCTCAGGGTGAATGGCAGCCCAGTACAGGGAAGCCTTGCGAGGCAGAGCCTTGTTGGTGCGGAGCTTCGTAACAGCAGCACGGACATCACGGGACTGCATGACATCCGTCGAAGTAATGGAGCTGTTAGCGCCACCAGAGAGGGACATGGCCCCGCCCTGCTCACGGATGATGTTGGTCCCACCAACCAGCACATTCAGCACCACTGCGTCAATGGAATCAACCATGTTGAACGCAACGATGTTGGCAATAGCCGGGTCGATGTCAGAGAAGCTGAACAGGTTCAGCAGACGGGTGCGGAGCACCGCGTTGCCATACTCAGCCAGAGTCACACTCACCGTGGAAGGGTTGCCGATGGCAACAGCGTCCGGGTCGATGTTCTCGGTCAGAGTACTGGTTGCGGTCGTCAGGTCGTTGTACAGACTGAAGACGATGGAGGAACCCGGCTTGTCCTGCTGTGCAGGGCGCTTGTCAGCAATCTCACGGTGGAGCGGCTGGGCACGCAGCTGGAATTCAACCAGTCGGTCATATGCAGTCTGGACAAGGGCCGCTACCGCAGAGGTAGAGGTATAGGCGTTAGCCATTATTTGTCCTTATTACATTGAGGCAAGGTTGACCCCATTCGTCTTCAGAAGCGCCAGCAGGTCTGCTTCGGCTGCATCGGGGTTGGTGGGGTCATACTTGATCTGGTCAATTTGGGACTTGAAGTCCTGAACAACACGAGCATCGTAGGCTTCCATATCAGTCATAGCCTGATAGCCTCGCTGCTCTGCTTCGGACAGAGTAGTTTCCTTCTCGACAGGCTGTGCAGCAGGCAGGCGTCCCACACCGAACACATCCTTGTTCTCGTTGTACCACTTGTCCACGGACTCATCGTCCGTGCCCAGATCCGAAGGGTAGAACTTAGCCACCCGACCATCCAGGCCACGACTAGTGAGAGCGTTGGCAAGCACAGTGCCACGGTTCTGTGTCTGGAACTGATTGATCAGTTCCGTCTGCTCTTTGAGCAATTTACCCTGTTCCTTGATCTGCTTGCGCATTGCCTTGATACCCTCAGACTCATTGGAGTCGTCCCAGTCATCATTCATTCCGTGCTACTCCCATTTTAAGCCGCGCCAAGCCGGGGTTGCTTGACGGATACTTTGATTGATGTCTCAGACTGTCTACACGAATACGCTGCTGAGTAG